CTTTATTAGCATGAGTAATGGAATTATCATCTAAAGTCTTAATTAAGAATGTAACATCTATAGGATAGAAACGCCATACCTTTTCATAAGATGCTATATATTCAAGCGCCATTTTACATGGAGCCATAAACCCGCGGTCTTCATTAGAATAGGAACATTCGGGAGTACAATTAAATTTTAAATGATAGAGGTCAATAAATTCGCGGCTAAATACTTTTCCTTGTAATAGCGTAGCATCATTAACAAAGAATGAACCGTCTTCTTCATTAAACCAAGTGTAACAAAGGACATATGCTTGTGTGCTTTGTGGCAATTCATTATATACTTTTAAGAAAATATCTTTAGATGGTACATAATCACCCGCATCTATGAAAGTTACATGACTATTATGAGTATTTTCAATCCCGTATTGTCTTGCCGCGCCGGGGCCAGAATTATGAGCAAGTTGTAAGAAATTTACTTGAGAAAATTCTTTTTTTAATGCTTCATATTCTTGTATTTGAGTCGAGCAGTCATCAATAACAGTAATAGTTGCTAATCCATAATCTATAGATTGTAATGTTGTCCGCAATCCTTCTATATTATTATAATGTGGTATAATAATATCTAATCCGAAAGAATCTTGTACATTCCGTGTGATTTGTATATCTCTATATTTCTATATGAGAGGCAATTTTCGCCAATCTTTTACCGCGGCATAATGTACAATTTTTTCTTTTCCAACTACTTGATATTTATCTTTCTCTATACAAGTATAATTATTTCTATTATACATAGGGTCGAGCACTAAAATGTGTCCTTGACAAGCAAGACTGATAGCTGTCTATTCTGCTTCCTCGAAGTAATATGTTCTTAAATCATTTAATAAGCGCTCATCCATTTTATCTTCGCGCCATTTCTTTAGATTTAACATAGCTACGCCCATATTGATATATGTAAGTTCGGATGTAGACTTTTTTGGCTCTTTACATCCAGCAATATAATAATTAGTTAAATCTAAATCCCATAATTCTGATATATTTTCGCGTACAATAGTATCATTATCTATTGTTAAAATGCGGTCTAATTGCGGGAAAATCTAACTAAATACGACTCGTAGTAGAACCATATAGCTACATCTATTATTCATTTGTGGGCAATTGTCTACTGTAAACCATTTCTAATTACTGACATTGATACATTCTACCTCTGGAGGTAAGGGATAGGGAAATATATCATCTTCTATTAAAAAATAAATCTTATCAACATCGGAATGTATTAATAAAGATTTCATAGATGGAATCATATCCTAGTATACATTCCGTGTACCGGCATAAACTGCTGCTTTCATATTATATCCTCCTAAATAAGAGCGCCATATGGGAATTGAACCCATTCCTTCTGCTTGGAAGGCAGAAATACTAAGCCATCATACGCATGGCGCATATCTCGGCACATTAACATAGTCTTTTTAGCAGAAAGATTGTTTGAATAATAGTTGCTGTTTGTGCCGATATAATTTATTTAATTATTCTATTAGTTTCCATTTAAATCCATAAGCAGATTTTCTATAGCCATGTAATCTAGCTGATTCGGCAATATTATTTCGAACCTACTTAACATTATTAGTTTTAGTATAATGATTATCAATAATCCACTATGCAGCCGCGCATCCAGAATGAAATGTAGCTAAATATTCTCCTTGCATTGTATATTGTTCTACTGGAATAGAATTATAATGCTATATTTTACCTAAATTAGTCATAGTATTTATACTTGCTTTATGCAATGCTTTACTGACTGTTGTAGGGTCACAAGAATATTTTTCTGCAATTTGTTTTATAAACATTCCATTTTTATAATCTTTTATAAATAGATTATAATCATAAATTTGACTACCTTCACCACCAAGAGTAGCGTTATAACCATTTTTATAAGTGTCTAATTGTTCTATCCAATACTATTCTCTTTGTGGTAAAATATTTAACTCACATTCTTCTAACTATGAAATATGAAAATGTTCCTTTCCATATTTATTCATTGCATAATATAATGGTCTACCTTTACAATGTTCTAAAACTGAATCTTTACAATGGTCAGAAAAACGTCCTTGAAGCGTATCGGTTGTTTTCCCAACATATTGTTTTCCATTAATATCGTTCGTTATTACATAAATAAATCCTGTCATATATATTCCTCCCTAAAAGAATATTTTAATGGCTGGATGTTAGGGCATCCTTGTCTCGTATAGAAGGCCTAATTCTTCCGCTTCCCATAGTATACTGGCTAGGGCGCTCGGATTCGAACCGAGAATCGCGGGGTCAGTCCCACTTACTGATTTAGAGTCAGCTGGTTTGCCGTTAGCCTACGCCCCAATAAAAGGACTGATAAGGCTCAGTCCACTAAGCCTTCGTCCTTAGAACTTGAAGATATTCGTAAACATATCGAATAGAGAAGGAATTTCTTCGCCGTTTTCAACGGTATAATGATAGGTGCCGTACTTAGAGCAGAACCCTTCCAACTTCTCTCTAAATTCTTTCTGCGCCTTTAGGTAAGCTTTGCGCGCGGTTTCAACCTCATTCGCAAGAGCTTTGCGCTCGGCAACTGCTTTTTCCTTCTTTTCTTTTGCTAGAGCTAGTTCCTGTTCTCTACGAACCTTTTCAGCCTCTTCTTTTTTCTGAGCTTCAAGTTCCGCCTTTTCGCACTCTTCAACAGTGTCGAAAAGTTTGTTTAGTTTATCCGAATAAATTCTCATATATAAGCCTCCTTATGCTTATAGCTGCGGTTCCTTACCCGCATATATTTGTTAAAAGGATATACTCCTCCTAACATCATTATTATACCATAAAAATTCTAAAAAGTCAAATCTTTATTTATAATGTTTTTCCGCATCTACTACAAATGCCATTTCTTCTTTATTTAAATCCTTTTTAAAATTTTTATTTTTTGGATTAGCGACATAGGCAAATTGTCTATCAAAATAGACATATGCTATATGTTCATCTATTGCGATAAATACATATGTAGTTGCCGCGGTATCAGCATCACTAAAGTCTTTTGCCGCAAATCCTAATTCGACAGAGGGCCATATCTGTGTAAAGTAATACAAATTAAAATTACTCATAGAGTAATTCGGCTCAAATCGTTCAGTAATATCCTGTTCGATTTGAGCCAATTGTAACTCAATATCCATAATATTACCTTCTTTCTGTATACATTATACTTAAATTTCTTTTGAAAGTCAAGTATTTATTTCAGTCCATCCTGCTGGATAAGCGGATGGAGACCAAATATTATTATCAATAGCACTTTCGTATACTTTATTATTAAACATTACCTTGTCACCCTTCATATAGGGATTAGTGCTATCTGGTTGCTCCCATTCTGGAATAACATTCGCATCTGGAATTAATACTTTTGCCCATAAACTTGGCGCGGCAATAGGGGTCCACGCTGCTTGGGAGGTATGTGTTTGAAGGCACTTATATAAAGTGCCTTCATACCTCACGCGGTCTCCAACTGCATAAATAAATGCGTCTTCCCAATTTGGAAATAAATTAGAGGCTTCAAGCGCATCTTCATCTGATAAGGATATTGCCGCTTTCTCTATATATGGACGGAGTTTTTGTGCTAATTCAAGTAGTGTCATAGTCAATCAACTCCTAATAAGATTTTTGCGGCCTCGAGTTCCTCTTGTAGAGAGGCAATGTTATTATTTTGTAAGATAAGATATTCAGCTAAACTATATTTACTATAATTATACTGATATCCATTTATAGTGCGACCTTCAATTTCTTTAGAATAAGGAGTTATATTAGACGCAATAAATACAGCATCCGATGTAATTTCTACATCTTGTGGCCGCACGGTACTATGTTGAATACCATAATTAGTCATATTATCAGCCTCCTATATTCATTTCAGTTTGCCATTTAGCAATATTCGCGTTGTATGCTGCGTTCTTTGTAGGAATAAACATTAAACGAGCGCCATAGGATTTATAATTAGTATCATTAGGCTGTTTATCACAAGCATAATAGAAAGGTCCATTACTATCTTCAAATGACCAACTGCCGCCATGAGCAACCATGCGAATACCAGAAAGATTTACATCAAACCAGCCATTGTCACCTACTGGTAGAGAGCTATTAGCAGTACCGCCAACTTCTGCTGGCATTAATAACCAGTCATATTTTACCGCACCATAACCAAAAGCCGCGACCCAGCCATTAGCATTTGCTAAACTAAATCCAGCACTTTCATAGTTATTTGTAAGAGTGGTATAAGCATAATTATAATCATTACAAATATAAGGAATACCGCCATTAACAGCAGAATTGCCAGATACCATAATTCCACCTAGCATTGTCCAAGTATTGCCCCAAGGGTTCTCAAAACCACGATAACTAATTGAGACTTTACCATCTTCGGTTTCGGTATAAGTAGAATTATTAGTTTCAATTGTAGTGGATTCTGCTGAACCGCTTGCGTTACCTAACGAAGAAGTTGCACCGGTAAGAGCAGATTGATTATAATTACCATTTGTAGTAATATTACTGATTCCTTTACCTAAAGCGGATTGTCCGTTTAATGTTCCAAATTCTACTAACTCTAGCATCTAATTTGCGCTTTCTGCCTCAATAGAATAAATATGCCATCCTGTGCCACGATTAGAAGCTAATTGCTCCGCTTTCTACATATTCAATCCACTTGAACCAGTTAATGGTTTGACTCCAGAACATGAAATTAGTTTATCATCGGTGAAACTAACATTATTGGTAACATTAGTATAAGTAGAAGAATTCGCGGTACTATATAGTGCCCCCTCATATGCCCCTAGTAATACATATTCTAATTCATTTCCTGCTGGGTCTACAAATAATGGATGAAGTTTAAATCCATTTTGATTCTCATAAGAAATAACGATAGAATCTTTTTGTACAATCTTACCTACTTTATTGTCAGAGACTGAAATTGGAATACGTTGATAATAGAATCTTGGTTGATATACCATTATTTGATAACTTGTATTAGTTTCATCATAATTTTGGTCGCCATAGAAAGCATAGATTTCGCCATTATCATTTACCATACAACGTTTACGACCACCATACATTAAATAGGTATCAAAATCAGACCCCATTGTTTTATTTGTTGCCTCTTGTGTACGAGTAAATGTTTTATTGGAGAAATCAATTTCTAATCCAACAGCGCTCGCGGCAGTATAGCCAGTACTGCCTACTAAAGCATTAATAATATCATCTTCAGAAACAGTACCAGCGGTGATTTCTCCATCTTGTCCTATAACTACAATCTTTCCTTTATCATCTGAAGAAAGATTAACAGTACCACTTGAAGTAGGAATTGCCGCGATTTGCTCATCAACATAAGTTTTATCTGCTTTTGCCGCGAGAGCAGAAGCATCCGCCTTAAGCCCTAAAGCATCAGTAACCGCCTTCTGAGTCATACCACCATCTTCATTACTTCCTGTTGCTTTATATAATTTAGCAATACCAGCTGCAGTTTTAGAAGTAGTACCATCTGGCATAGTAGCGGTAAGAGTTTGAGTATAGTTATTTTGGGTTGCTACGCCAATAACTCCTAAAGTCATTTTATTAACTTCAGTATCTACATCACTAATACTTACATTATTACCAGCGTTCCCTAAAGCTGCGAGTGCGGCCTAAACATCCGCTAACGCGCTTTCTGCGTCAGATTTAGTTTGCGCTGCATCTGATAGTGTTTGTGCGGCTGCTTCTGCGTTTTCTGCGGCCGCGGAAGCATCTTGAGCGGCCTTACGCGCTTTAGCCGCATAAGTTCCTACTTGCCCTTGCGGTGTTAATGCTTTAGCAAGCATAATATCAATTATATCCATATTGCTTCCTCCTTAAAAATAAAAATAATAGAAGAGAGAAACTCTCTCTTCTATTATGTATTTTAATTATAAGTTAGTTCTGATATAAATTAGTTGAACTTAATATTTACATTAATATTTACTTCATCCATATTTAGATTTTCGTCAATAGATTGAATCTTAGCATCAATTTCTCCAGCATCGTATATTGTATTTTCTCCTCTTTTAATAACTAAGGAAGTAATACTATCTTGCGCGAGAGCGTGTAGACTAGCAACTACATCATTGGTATTGTTTAAATTAAAATATCCATTACTGGTAAAGGTTCCATCATCTTGAAAATAAGTGTTTCTACTAAAATTATTGATGGTAAAAAAGGTTTCATTTAGAAAAATAGTATACATAAATATGTACCTCCATTTATTTAATAATAAGGGGCATCTCTTAAGATTACCCCTTATGTGTATCGTACAACCATCGGCGCGAAGCTCAACCCTGTACGATATAATCATTATAACATAAATTTGAAAAAAGTCAAGTACTAGGGTTTATTTGTGTTCTAGTTGTGATTAAAGTATCAATATCAGTTCCTCGTGCAATAATACCATATCCTTGTACTACACCAGATGTTTGTTTTGTAGAAATTGTTAAAGTTCCACTATCACTAATAACAGTTAATGGGCCATTTAAATAAGATTCTCCAGATGTAACTACTAACTAAATATTATAACTATTACTAGAAAAAGCTGTAGAAGTCAGAGTTACACCAATCTTATTAATATCAATTTGCCAAGTAAAATATTGAATCGGCGCGACTTCTGCCACACGACCGTTTTCAGAGACGTATACTGGAGTATATGGGTCGCCAACTGCATTATCATCACCAACATGAACCGCATACATATCATCGTTATAGTTTGGCAGATAGAAATTTTTAGAATATGTTAATCCAGAATGAGAATATATATCAGTATAATTGCTAGTATCAGAATAAATACGAAGACGGCCTCGTGAGTGGTTATTACTGGCTGTATTTGTTGGCGCATTATTACCTAATGTTAAAGTTGTCCACCCTTCTGTATCTGCTACATTA